CATATAATATGTACATCAAATGAGGAAAGACCTATGAAAGAAATCGTTGCTGTAACTTTTGACATCGCCGAGCAGAAGTGCGTAGCTTATAATGCACTAGAGTGGCACAACTTTATTGCTGACACCCTTGAGATGTTGGAAACCGAAGTGTACTCCACCTTGGAAGAGCTGTTTGACTACGCTTACGGCGACGAGTTCTGGTTCGAGGTTGTTCCTAACCCGTTCGCTGTCTACCAAGTTGGCTTTGGCCTTCGCACAGAAGAGTTTGTTCTGTGCCAAAACGACAGCGAGTGCGAGTTTGTTCAGGCACTGCTTAAAGACAGCGGAGATCAAGAAGAATTCTTTTGGGCAGAGTGAAAAAAAGTACTTGACAAGTGGTCAAGTTTAGAGTATAATAATTACATTAACTAAGGAGAATTTTATGTCACAATACACAGAAAAAATGGTAGCAGAGCTAGAGCGTCAAGGTTCTTGGAACTTCGAGCAGGCAGCGGACTTCGCCGCAACCCATGCTCTCACTACACGAAGCGTTATCAGCAAGATTAAGTCACTAGCAATTGCTTACACTCCAAAGGAGAAAGCACCTGCGAAAGCGGCAGGCGAGCGAAAAAGCGACATCATCGCTGAAATTGCAAGAGGCTTAAAGATGAACATGGAACTCATCGAAGGGCTGAACCGCGCACCTGTATCTTCGCTGAAGGAGTTGCGAAATGTACTCGCCCGAAGAGGTTGAGTTTCTGCTCGAAGAGTATAATCGCCATGGAGATGTGCAACGCATCTCCGTGCTGCTCAACAAGTCGCCAAGGTCGATTATTGGAAAGCTCAGCAGGCTAAAAGTGTACCGAAAGCGAGAGTACACAAACAAGGCTGGAAATACGCCAATTACAAAGCTCGAATATGTAGCACGAATTGCTACGAAAATGGAAACCGACTTAGAGGGGCTAGAAAAAGCTCCGAAGAGTGTATTAGAAAAGTTAACAAACTACTTAGGGGCATAAAGCCCCTTTTTTACGCCTGCTCACTTCGGAGCACAGCTTTTTGTTTTAAAACGGCTAGGGAAGGCCGGAACATTCGATGATATCTAGTGAAAGCTTTACCCCACCAGAAAGAACTTGAGAAAAATCATCACGTTTTCTCTTCTCTTAGTTACATTAGTGCAAAAATTGTTATCCGATTTTTAAGTAGACTTTCCCCATTTAAGTAAAAAACCTCCTTAAGAGTAGATTACATATGTTTGTAATCCAACTTGAAGGAGGTTTAGAGGTGTTCGCCACTACGTGGCGGGACTTAATTCTGTTAAAAGAAGTATATTTCTTCTCGCTCTTCGGAACTCAGAATAATTGTTACAATGGCGAACTTATGTCCCTACCCGTCTCCTCATGGAGATCCGACGGGGAAGGACTAAACGTCGCCATATACTTATTCTTGGAGTTCCTCTCGTGAACTTAAGTTAAGAATTTATTTATTTAGACTATGCTAAATTATTTCATATATAATAGCAGACCGAGAGCAAAAAGTCAAGAACTTTTTTGACGTAGGTGAAGGACTACAAAGTACAGTACAGAAAAAAGCGGCCTTACGCCGCTTCATAAAATACTTCCCAGTAGAGCCAGGCACCCCCGACTTGATAATTTCGACGACTTCGCGTCACCCATGTATCAGTCGATTTCCTTGCGAAAATCGTAGGTATGAGAAGCGCTTCCTCTCGACTTCTCGCTTCGATATTCTCGATAATAGTCCTCAAGCTCTCCAGTAATCTCTGCGCTCTTTGTACTACGGTCATATGCTGTTTTCTCCTTAAAAGCATAGGCTTTGTTAAATTTGTGTGCATGTTTTGCTACAAAGTTCATATTGTGCTCCCTAGATCTCCCACATACTCGAGAAGACCAATCTCTACATTGTCTAAGCCTACTCGCTTAACGTAGACTTTCATGTGCCAGTCATAAGTTTCCTGAAGCTGATCTGTAACTTCGAGTACATGATCCATCTCATTCTGATATCTTTCTAAAAAGGTATAGGCAACTTCCAGAGCCGCTTTCATATCATGAAGATCCTTTTTTCTTCCAAACATCGGTGTCACATTCGACATAATATCTCCTATTTAATAAGTGTGGAGGCCCCAACCATGCCCTAACCACTGTCCTCCGAGTGTTCTTTTACCGAGCTAAACACAAAACTGCACGCCTTCGCTATTAACACCGGATTGAAGGAGTCGGCGGTGCCAGTAACCTCCGCGAGATCCGCGAACTCAAGCACTTGGTAAATATTATACTACCTTTGACCTGAAAAGTCAAGAATTTTTTTCCGCAACCTGGTCGTAGATCATAGTGGTAGTTCGAGCTGACGCGGTGCAATATCGAAAGTAACTCCCCAACCACCATGCCCCACCTCAATAAAATCATTATTTTTAAAAAGAAAGATATCATCTTCTATAATAAAAACTCGTCCATCAGACCATGTTGGGTTCTCTCTCAAACATACTTCTAGTAGATGAATTAATCTGTCTGCGCAAATGTGCATTTCCACCCCTCAATAGTAATTTTTGCCACATAAGTTTTATAACCAAACCGGCAGACAAGTTCTTCAAAAACTTTATCCCAGTCGATCACACCTTTGTTACTACATTCCCACAACAAATCGCTCTCCCAGAGCTTCATAGTGTTTCCCTCTCTAAATAATAAAATGTTGAAATCGGAATAGTAAAATTCTGCAAACCTCGTTTCCGAAGGCTCATCAATAAAATAAAGATCTAAATCTTTCCAGCAATACTGAGAACCTTCTGGAAATATTTGCCTACAAACTTTGAGGGCTATGTCCATGTTCTTTTGAGTTCTGAATGTCCATTGCTTGGTCATCTTCGCCATTCCTTATATAATTTTCTTTCAGATCGACGCGCTTCCTTCTCCCAAGGGCTTTCCCAATACTCTGTTCGGTATTCATCTCCACGAAAAAGAGCAGGGTTCTCACCACTATCCATTACGAGACCTTCATAGCAATACTGAAAAATATGAGTAAACTCGTGGAAAACTGTCTTTACAGTGCGTGAAACGCTCCTGCCTGCATGAATCCAAACTACAAAGTAGTCATCATCATAAGGACGAGCCACAGAGCCATACTCTGTTCCATAATCGCCAACAAGCCTGACTTGGACGTTGATCGGAAGTGGTCTTAGATCAAGGCGGTTTGCTACCCAAATTGAAGCATCTTTTATTAAGATACGGCGGGCCATATCCCACTGTGTTTTTGCTTTTACTTTCAAATTTAAACGCATACAATTCTCCTTGAATGAGTATATTATAAATGCTGAAGCAAAAATTGTCAAGAAATTTTTAGTCCTGGGTATAAAAAATATGATCGTCAATTACTGTAGTAACCCGAAAAGACCATGACCAGTGTGGCCTTACATTTTTCGCATGATACCACAAAGCTCCTTCTGTAATGTCGAGAGGGCGTTGTTCTAGCAGATATTCAGAAAGTTTTACAGCCTTATCGTATGCAGCCTTGTCTGACACAAGCTCGCGAACTCCGTCGCAAAACCACGAGAACTGACACTTCCATCGAAGAGGAGGACTCTGTGTAGCCTGGTATACAACATCACAGATAGTATTCGGAAACTTGCTGGACGCCACACGATTTAATGTAACATGACCCACAGCTAATTGACCCGCAACGCTTTCTCCACGACTTTCAAAGTAAATATTCAACGCAAGACATTCGTTCGCCAATGAAAAAGGGCTCAAGAAGAGCCCTAAGATCAGTACCGCAATCTTCATTTTTCTGGAGTAAGTAACGTCCACACTCCGTAGAGCAGGCCAGCCGATGCAACTATCTTTGCGAGCTCTCCAAAGAGAATCACCGCTGCACAGCATCCACAAATAACAACACCGTCCCACGTACTTCTTTCTTCCAGTATCTTATTTAAATATTTCATTTATCCTCCTATAGCAGATGTGTTCCTGCTTTTTTGTGTTTATTCCAGGCTACAAAACCCGCGAGGGCGAGAGCCCAGTATGCTAAATAGTTCAATAATTTGAACCCGTTTACTTCGATACAGATATCTCGAAAGAGCTTATCTGCTTGGTTTTGGGTCATTTTCTCCGTATCTTCACCCGACTTGAGTTTCAAACATGAGTACTTATACGCATAGTCGTGTATAAGGCCTCCCATAAGCAACACCCCTACGGGTGATAGCCACATGGCGAGAAACTTCGGTACTGAAGCACCGTCAAATTGAAATCCACCCGGAATAATATAGTCAACTCCTCGAAGACTATAGTGAAAATCCGTACAAATTTCCCAGCGACGAACTCCTGTGAGCCACATCCAGATTCCTTTCCAGAATCCTTTACCAGCAGTGGCAATAGGAATCGGTTTCATAGTTGGCATCTGAGTTGCTACAAAGCCAACACGATCTTCGCCTTGTCCATCAAACTTACTAAAAATAAAACCTACACCTACAAGGCCCGCAAAGACCACCCACTGCCAAAAAGTCATGGCGAGTTCTAATACACTCATTTTTTACCTCCTACGGCATCTGCGGCAAAAAATGCCGAAACTAGTACTGCTATTGAAGCGAAGTATGTCGGAGCAATATCCGCTATTAAATTCGCTGCTGAATCAAGTCCGAAAAGACTCGTTAAGAAAATACCTAACGGATAGAGAAGAAGGCCACCCAAAGAAAACCAAGCCATCTTTCGAATAGCATCTCTCTGAGCGTCCCTGTCCTCTAGCTCTTTGCGTTTGAACTCCATATACATCTTGTGTTCTTCTGGAGTGACTTTTCCGTCTCCATTAGTGTCTGCTGGGTGATAATCGCTCATGTATCCTCCGATAAATACGCTATGGCTGACTTATTCAGCCTCACTTCCTTTCCTGAAGGTTGTATGAATGTGATAAATCGTTCAGGATTGTCAAGCTCTCTCAACTCGATTTCTCCATTCATACTTCCTCCACCTATAAGCCTTATTCTTACTTTTGTCATAATGCAACTCCAGTTGTAAATGTTACCCAACATGCAAGAATAAAAAACAGCACAAGAAGTGTATTGCCTATGCAGTAATTTATTCTCTTTAGGGAAACTTTACTCAGTGCTCGTTCCCACCAGCTCATATATTTCTCCTTTTAAAACGTCTAATACATCCAGCATTTGCTCCCAGCTTTGGGGAGTATTGCATGCCTCGCTGATTCGAGCTGCGTTTAGTAGTTTGCGCGTCATCAGCGTATACGCACGTCCACGAGTTGATATGGGTAGATACTCTGCATCTGATATAATCAAATAAAACTCCAAAGTAATATAAAGGGAAAAAGAAGCGTAAACCACGCTGCGATTTGAAGCGTGCGTTTACGACGTTTGGGTGAAAGCTCTAACCAAGCAGAAGAGATATACATATGTATACTCCTAAGTAAGTACCGAGTGCATAAACCATAAATCGAACACTTTTATCGAAGAACTTCATTTTCAAGCCTCGACGTCTTTTGTTCTAATTGCTGCAAAGTTTCCATAATCTTACTTAGCTTTTCCTCTATTGCCTGTAGGCGAATAAAGTTTAGGTCATTTTCATTTATCATCATAGTCTCCTTAATATTTCAATTGTATTCTTGTACTTTTCAATATCTGCTTGCATTCCGAGCTGTTCTAGCTCTAATCCATCTATTTGGGCACGTAGTTCACCTATCGTCTTGTAAGCAAACTCTAGCAGCTCTGCAAACTCTAGCAGATCTTTAAGATCTAGCACCTCTTTAAACTCTTCTTCTTTTTTCGAATATCCCATCAGAATGTAAATCTCACCTCTGTTTCTAGTTTGTGCTTTAAAGTATCATCATTCGACGATATTCCTTCCCATTTACCCTTGATTGTAAGACTGTCAAATTGGAACTTATACCCTGTTTCGGCTCCAAACTTACCATCACTTACATATCCACCTTCCCAATAAAAGTTTTTGAATTTTACTCCAGGTCTCAAATGATTCACCGTTTTTTCATACGCATCGGGTATATTATAATTGATTTTTAGAAGTTTGTCAAGAAGTTTTTAGAGGTATAAAACTCCTTATTCGTCATCCCACGGTGGATTTATTACTAATGCACAAAAAATAAGTATTACCATGATTTCTATCACGACCTGTCTCCATTGCTTAGGGGATTGTCCAAGACTTGCTGTATCTTTTTATTCAGCCTATCCTCAAGAGCGGTAATTTTTAGCTCTGTATCATTATATAGACTATCCCTTTTGTTATCGAATCTTTCACTTGCATTGTCAATCATCTGACCTATTTCTTGCTCTTGGTCACGAACCATATCTTCTACACGATCAACATTCTTCTCCATTCTGTTAAAGTCATCGCGCAAGTCGTTTTTAATACTCCGAGAGTAGTTTATAGCTTCGTCTAACTTTGTTTCTATTACATCATTTCGAGCAGCAATTGCATCAGTATCTATATTAGCAATTATCTCTTTCATATCAGTATAATCCTTATAAAACTCAAAAGCACCCCAGGTTGCTCCACCCAGAGTTGATAATGCGGTGAGAAGAATCATCATCTTCCCTCCCTTAAATGTCATACCCCCAAATTCTACTTCAGCCATCTTTCTGCACCATCTTAGCCATTATCATCTCCTTCAAACTGTAAATTTTTTAGATTTACCAGCTCTTGCCTAAGTCTTTGTAGTTCAATTTCTTTTTTCTCAAGCTCCAATTTATATAACGCATTACAGTTAATTCTTTCTTTAGGGGCACCTATTGGTATAGTAATCTTTCCATAAACTCCTATGTCCCGTATAAATTTATCACTTTCAAAGTTCGGCATCGTTGTGCCATACATAGGATCGTAGGGATTAGATTGGTTAAGAATACCAACTACACCAAATTCAACATTTGTAGCGCTTCCTATAGCATTACTACAGTCAATATCACCAGCTCTTATCCTATCAGACTGGTATGTTCCTCTACTAGAAGGAAGATTTAAGTTTAAGCTGGAATTATCCGCAAAAACTTCGAAGGATACAAAAACTAAAAGTAAAGTGAGTAGTCTCATTTTATTTTGGAACATATTCTAGAAGATACTGCGGGTCTATTCCCATCTTCTTTCAGAACCTTTGACTTTGAGCATACATACTTTGCTTTTGAAGCTTCTCTTCGCCTCACAAAAATTTCTACATCCACGGTCTGTAGATGTTCAACATATATAACTTTCTTAGGAACTGCGAAAACGACTTTATTCCAGTTTTCGTCGTAAACCCCAAATGTGTAGTAGTTTATATCCTCACGCTTATTGAATAGTTTCATGTCAAGCCTTAGAAGCTCAGGTACATGGGATATTTTAAATACCGGATAGGTAGGAGTAAATTGATGGGCACTTGCGTGCCCACCAAATAACAAAGTTATTATTATTATTAAATAGCGATACATTCGGCATTTACCACGGCAGTATAGTTACCTGCAGGAAGAGACTTGTTAAAGCCATATTCAGCAGTACTTTCTATTTTAAACCAGGTGCTTCCTGCAATAGTCAACTCAAACTCAGTAGTATTATTATATTCTACTTTATTGGTATCGTATGCAGACATACCAGCATCACTTACTTGATCTGTACTAACAGATCCAGTCCATGCAACTACATCGTCCAAGACAGGGCTTGTAGTAAACTCATTGGGATAGTCGATAACTGCTTTATAATAGTCAGCACTTACTACATCATAACGAACAATAGGCAATACTCCACCGTCCGCTGCAGCAGCACTTAACTTATAAGGCACTGGGTTACCATAGACACCAGTAGTGTCTGTAGTAATTACACACTTTGACTCAACTACCCCCTCGATAGGGGCCTCCTCACTAAACGCAGGAGCCGCTATTCCACTACATACTAACAAAATAGCTAATTTTTTCATGGAGTTCTCCAATTACTTTGTCTCAAATTGAGACTCTACCATCTTTTGGTGTAGCAAATCCTGGGCTAAACCAACTCTATTTGCCTTAGGATTTGTCGGTAGACTCGCATCCTTCAGCTCCAAGGAATCGTTGTAAACTCCTCCCTTAAGTTTTTCATAATAGGTGGTAGGGAACATGTAGTAAGTTAGAGAAGCATATTTAGCTTCTTGTAGTGGGCTAACTAAAAGCTTATTAACTCCTCCTAAGAGTACTTCTAATCTAGACTGACCTTCTAAGCCAGCCATTTGTCTGCGTTCGCGTTCTTCCTCTTCATCTTCTTTCTCTCGCTGCTCTTGTTCTATTGCTGCGAGTATAAACTCATCCTCCAGGGGGTCTTTATAATCTATTGTAATATCTTGCACGAACTGTTCTTGTTGAAATCCAGAACACCTTGGATCACTTTGCGGATCGTAACAAGGATCGTACCTGTAGCTATAAACAACCAACGGCTCTGATACTGTACCTTCTCCTTCAACTTCTATTGAACCTGAACCCCAGTATTCCAAAGGAATACCGCCCACCGACACTAACTTACTGATAGTGTTACCTGGCTGCCCAGTCCAGTCATCCGTCTCTCGAAAGACATAGCCGGGCCCTTGTGCATTTTCATTCTGCACGTGTACTAACATAAAATCATCGGTTTCTTTTACTGTTGTGTACCGATAAAACACTGAACCCACATCTAAGCCTGCTTGCTGTGGTAGTAAATTTTGCATTCCCCAAACTTGATTTGTTGCAGAGACTTGCCCGTAAACTATGTCTGGATTAGAGTAGGAGTAACAAGAGTAAAGCGCCAATCCCACCGCTGGCAATAGCTGTCTTAGTTCCATTCTTCATACCCTCTTCTTCTGGCTCTTTTTCTGTTTCTGCCAGCCATGCGGCCTTCGCCGCGTCTCCAATAAGGCCATCTTTCGGACACGGAGTTCCCGCATCCATCATTGCATCAAATACTCTTTCGTCCTGACACATAATACTCACTGCAGCAACTTTCATTCCCATATCATAAAGTGTTTTTGCATTTTTCAACTTTTCACAGTTCATATCTCGTACAGTTCTACCTGCCGAGATACCTAAAATTTGGGTTTGTACTGCACCTGCTACACCCACAGTACATAAGTCACTGTTCGAATTGTTCATAGTAGGAATGATCGCGCTTGGAGGAGGCGATTTGAGAGTTGTTGTGCTAGTGCTATCTACCGTGCTCGTAGTAGTCGCTTCAGTTTTAATTGTATTTTCATCCTGAGCAAGCACCGGAAATGCTAAGAGCATTCCTAAAACTACTATAGCACATACTTTAGTTCTGTTTGCTACCACTTTACTTTGTCCGCCCAATAAGCTGCGCTCATTTTACCACGAGCTATATTACGCCTGTGCCTTGCTTTAAAAGAAGCTCTCTTTTTCTTCATACGATCGCTTTCTCCAGCTTTTGGTTTTCCAGCAGTCTTTGCGCCTTGTTGTCCAAAACGAATAGTCTTTACTTTGTCGCCAACTTTGGCAACAACAATGTGTGATTTCTTCGGATGTTTAGGAGTACGTCGAGGCTTGTTATATCCCGACACACGGGCTCTTGCCAGACGAGAATCTTTCTTTTTAACCCTTCTTTTTGCTGCCACGTTTCGTTCCTAGTCGTCGCCTCTCTGCTAACAGAGTTTTTGGCACACGCTTGCCCTCTTTATAGAGCTTTGCAATACGCTTGATGACACGGGCCAACTTCGCTCGTTTTCCACCTTTCGTACCGCTTAGGTATTTTTTATTGACTCCAGTACGCTTATCCTTTACCGCCTTCCGTCTCTTCATCAAATTCTTCCCATTCTGGATGCTCGAGCGCTTTTCTCTCTAACTTTTCCAATCTTTTTAGTAACCCACTGAACTTTTCATTGAGCTCTTCTAGTGCGAAGTCTATCTTCATCAATTCCACCTAAAGGACATTACATATACGCCGCGCGCATTTTTTTCTTCTTTTTACCCTTCTTCTTCTTGCCTTTAATCATATAGGCCATCAGAGCTTTCGGTAACTTTTTCTTCTTGTGTTTCATTTTGCTTTCCTCTTGCGTCTAAGATCCAGATCGTGTTTCTTAGAACCACGGATGAACGAATTTACACGAGCATGAGCCCATCGGCTCATAGTCATGCCTGGTCGTGATCCGCTTGATAAAAATGCACCCTGTCCACGTCGGTAGACTTTTTTGAGGGTTGTGAGGGACTTTCCGCTCTTCTTAGCCTTTGCAGCTAAAGATTTGTTAACAGCAGCAGAAAGGGGCTTTCTCTTGCGAGTAGCCTTTCGTTTGGTGGGGGTCTTTCTTCGTTTAACTGCCATAGGTTATCCCCTATCGCCCGAGGCTATAAAGCCTCTATTTTTCGTCTCCTCATTCTACGGTTGTATATATTTTTAATTCTTTTTCTGTCACCTGGTTTCCAGAAGTAATATTCTTTTGCGTAAAAGGCATCCCATTCGTCGCCACTTTTACATTTCACTCGTTCTTTCTTTCCTTTCATAAGGCTTTCCATTCCAATCGTGAGTTGTCCAGAAGCTAGTAGCTTCTTCCCAGCGAAAGAGAGATCTCCTAATGTGACACCAAAAAAGGCCGTCAGTTACGGTATGTTTCTTTTCCTCCAACATAAAATCCTCTCTTAATTAAAATAGGGTCGGGGGCGGCCTAATAGGGCGCATTAAGTCTACTTGGTAGGCGTCGTCAGAGCATGTTTCTTTTAACGACACTTAATTTGCTTTATCCTTTGTCTAAAGCGCTAGGTGTATGCGCTAACGGTCTCAAATTAGCAAACCTACAACACCCCCAGTGTGAACGGTCGAAAAGCTCATGCGGCTAAATATGAGTCTTACTCTCCTAGACACCGTTCGTTAACGACAAGTTGCTTGCCGTGAGCGCAATGCTCATCAATATTGGAAATTATATCAATAATAGACCAAAATGTCAAGAACTATTTTTGCGGTACTTAGCAATCTGGATCAAAATCGAACCATTCCTGCTCCCAGCTAGGCTGTCCGTCATCTTCGAAAGCAAGCTCCGCTTGAATACAGGCGTGCACGGTTTCTACAGCGTGCTCATAAGATATACTGAAGCGATTCATTACTTCGAGAGTAATTTCTTCTTCCGGTTCTCCCCACATAGCTAAAACAACGCTTTCAATTTCAGGGTCTAAATGTGTCATATTTCTCTCCTGCTGGGACATAAATATCACCCCGCTTCAACCGCTTACTTTCGAACCATTCCTGCTCGCAGCTAGGCTGTCCGTCATCTTCTTGCTCCGGAGCCCTATAGGGCACTGAGAAGGGGTCTACTTCCTCTTCCTCTTCCGGTATTCCCCACAAAAGAAGAATAACGCTTTCAATTTCAGGGTCTAAATGTGTCATATTTCTATCCTGCCGGGACATAAATATCGTCCCGCATCATCCGTGTTAGTTTTTTGTAGTTGAACTCTTCAGTGACCCACTTATCAAATTCAAGTGAGCCGTAAAGATTTCCACCAAACCCAGGAATGAGTCCTTTGTTTTCTACTACCAATACAGGTTTAAATGTCTCGATAGTCTCTTTTGCTCCTATAAGAGCTTTTTTCTCCATACCTTCTATGTCTAACCAAATAAGGTCACAGGCAGAGAAGTTACTCATAGCGTATACTTCATCAATAGATGTAAGTCGTAATTCACCCTCTGCATCTTCTGTAACAGCAGTAGCGCCGCAATTATGGTCTAAAACAACCTGTGCAGATCCGTTGCTCGGTACATCAGAAAGACCAGCGTTCTCCACCATAATATTATGGTCATCCCCCAAGTAATCATGGATATTTCGCATCATACATTCATGGGTGTCATGAACTGGTTCAAAGCTAATAACCATATCAAATATGGGAGATAATTTAATGGGGAAGTAACCTAAGTTACCTCCTGCCTGCACTACCACTTTGTGTCCGTGGCAGAGATCAGTAATTTTATTACCTTTTTGTTCCCATTCATTAATATTAGCTGGAGCAGTTGTTCTATCCCCAACAGGTACCCACAACTTATCTTCAAACCGATCCATTTTATTTCCCAATGTCCTTAATTTCTGATTTAGGTATTACCTGATATGCACCTTTGTTGAAGGCAATTGATACAGTGTAATTCTTACTAACCTCTGATTTGTAACTTGTGTCCTGCGGCGTCTTGTAAGGAGTCATACTAGCACTAGGATAGTAGACGTTCTCACGTCGTGGCCTGGGACTTTGCTCAAGAGGTTTAAATACCTGCTTGACTTTTTTAACTTTCCGAACAGTTTTTCTCTTTCGACCGCTCGGAGTATATCCGATGCTGCCTTGAACTATCACTTACCTTGCCCTCGATATGCTTTATAGGATCTCTTCTTGTGTTTATTCATAGAAGAAAATTTTACCATCTTAGGGTCGCCACTAGAGCTTGTCTTCTTGACAACAGGTTCGTGAGCTACTTTTCCAAACGTAATTTTACGAGCCATTAACGATTCCTCCTTTCCTTATCTTTCTTAATCTTGAAAACATATTATAAGAGATAGAAGCTAATGAGTCAAGAACTATTTTATTCAATACCTCTATGTTTTTTATCGTGGCAGTACAGCAGTAGTAGAGAGTAATGAAGATTCTTCATTAAATCCTTTCTAAACTCTACCTCAGTGCTACCTTTCTTCTCATACCTTTTTAGGTACTTAAAACTGTTGCTAATGCAAGCTCCAATACCGTGCCCAGCATCTACAGTTACTTCAAAAGCCTGTAGTTTATCCTGAGCATAGTGTTGGTTATAGGTCTCATTCACATAGGTGCTGAGTTCTTGAATTAGCTCGTCTTCTCTAAATTTTTGCAAGATCTTCTTCCTTAACAAATATACCGTCAATCATTTTACCTTTGCGGTCTTTGATATCGTTATAAGCAACTTCTAAACACTCTTCAAGAGTAATCTCATTGCGCTCTAGTATATTACTTAATACAACTAGTATGTCTCCAATGTCATCTCGAATGTCGCGTTGCTTACAAACATTGTCAGAAAGCTCGCCAACTTCCTGAATAAGTTTTAGCACTTGATCCTTGTCAGTGCTACCATCTACAAGATTGCGGTCCCAATGCCAGGTTGCAATCTTGTCTAAATAATCATGTATACTATACATCTTTTAAAACTCCATATAAATCGTCTTTTTCTTCCCAAATGTGGTAATTTTTAGAAATGAGTAATTCTTTCAGTGGCTCTGTAACATAGTCTGGGTTATCCATTCTACGATGCTCAACCTTCAAAAATGGGGGCTTTAGTCTCCAACTGTACTCTGAGAAAATCTCTAGCTCACATCCTTCAGTGTCTGATTTGAGGAAATCAATATGAGTCATTCCCTCTATGACTTCATCCAATAACATAGTAGTGATTACAGTATCTTCTATGTAAATACTTGGATCTAACCCTCTGGAATTGACTTGAGATTGTAAAGCACAAGTCATGCCAGGTCTGTCGAAGGTACCAATACCCTTCATCCACTGGTGTTCCGGACCCCAGTTATTTTCTATATCATCAATAAAAAACTCGCTAGGAAAGTAGCATCGTTGCTGCCTCTTCTGACCTGCGACGGCTCCTTGTATAACCTGACAAGAAGTTCCAATAAGCTGCTCTTGTAGTCTTTTACAGTAGAAGGGGATTGGTTCTACGATTCTACCCATCCATCCCGCACGAGCGAGAGGGATTAGAGTATCAAAATCAGCTGCACCTACTTCAATAAATGTTTTCATTTAAAAATTCCTTTTTCATCAGTGAGTATTATAACTGACAATACCAAATTTGTCAAGATTTATTTTTGCGTTGGAGACCTCTCGAAAAAAATTTCTTGACTCATGGATGTTATTAGTGGTATAATATCCTTGTAAATTGTACTAGTAATCTATGCAGTTTACGTAAAACGATTATTTAAAGTCGCTTCCGAAAGGGGCAATCAATCTAACTGAAAAGGAGATAGATTATGTATAAACCAGCAGAACTAGAAAAGTTTTTTGTGGGTCTTGACTCACTTTACACCTCACCGTTTTCTTTCGAGAAAACTGAGTACCCGCGTTATAATATTGGAAAATCTACAGAAGGCTATAATATTATGGTGGCGCTACCTGGGTGGTCTACTGAGTGCGTTTCAGTAGACTTTCATGACGGGGTACTTAGCGTAAAAGGCTTAAAACAAGAAACCGACGAAAAAGTAGAATGGGTACATAAGGGAATATCGGGAAAGAGCTTTCACAAAGTTTTCAAGATAGACTCTTCATTAGAAGTGACTAGTGCCGATCTAAAAGATGGGATGTTATCAATTCAATTGGAATATACCCCCTCTAGCAAGCCCGTAAATATCCCAATTAATAAGGGATAATAAGGAGCAGAAATGTTAGAGAAATTGAAAGTAGGTTGGGAGGTAGGTTTGCCATTATTGGCGGTCTTCTTACTACCATATTCAATCATAGTACTCGCAGCCTAAGGCTGTACCTAGGGAGGCAGCAATGCCTCCCGACCTTGGAGAAAGTAATGAACAAAACAGCAGTTTATGAAACGCTAAAAGTTGACGAAGGAGTCGTCTATGAAATTTATTTGGACCATCTTGGGTACAAAACCTTAGGAGTGGGGCATCTCGTGCTTGAGTCAGATCCAGAGCACGCCTACGACGTCGGAGAACCAGTATCGGTTGAGCGCGTACAAGAGTGCTTTATCCGAGATCTCGATCTGGCTGTAGATGAATGTATGGCTCTTTATGGATTTGATATATGGTGTGGATTCCCTGGCGAAGTACAAGAAATACTCGTCAATATGATGTTTAACATGGGGCGCACTCGCCTTAGTAAATTTAAGAAAATGAATGCAAATCTTGTAAGTGGAAATTGGTCAGAAGCAGCACTAGAAGGTCGGGATAGTAGGTGGCATAAACAAGTCACAAACCGAGCAGAACGACTAATGGTACGACTAGAAAATGTATAGAAAACTATAAACTAAACATAAATAGGTGTTTTTCCAGTGATACCAAAATTGTATAAAGGCTTTCCAATTATTATAGCTGGTATTGGTCCTAGTCTAACCCCAGACGTAATAGAAATAATGAGAAAATACAGGGATACCCATGTTATCCTTGGGATTAATGACGCCTATAAGATTATTGATTTTATGGATGAGCACTATGCCTGCGATGCTAGGTGGTGGAAGGTGCATGGTGAAATAATAAATAAAAAGTACCCTGACTTGCGATTGTGGTGTCATGATGAAGAAGGTGAAAAATATGGAGCTATTAAAGTAACTGGTAAAAATGGTTCCGGTTTATCTACCGATCCAACATATATTCATACAGGTTTGAACTCAGGATTTCAAGCACTTAACTTAGCTTATCATTGGGGTTGTTGTAAAATAATACTTGTTGGTTATAACATGGGAGGACTCAATGGTAAGAATCATTTCTTCGAAGGCAGAGAGAAAACACTAAGTGTATCGAGCCCTTACCCTCAATTTGCCGAACAGTTTGGGAGGATACAACCAGATATAAAAGACATAGTTGTAAACTGCACTCGAAGAACCCAACTAAAAGCGTTCAGGATAGGGAACCTGGAGGAAGAATGTTCAACATACTAGCCAAATCGCAAATCCCATGGCAAAGAAACTTAGCTCCTATTATATTAACAGGCTTGAGATCAATCGGTATACGTGTTAACATTAATGGATCAGGAGGCATACCCATTATTTTAGGCCCAAATATGTGGAAAAAATATGAGGTAGAAGATTACTTATTTGTAAACAGATATTTTGTTGGTACTAAAAAAGGGGCGGTCAATAAAACCGTAGCCATATCTTGGAACGGTTTTAATGGTTTAGGAGAGTTTTGTGTAGATGGTATAGATTATCGACGGTTGTGGAAATTTATAGACCAGGAAGATATTAAGTCTTGGAAAGACGGGCATGATTACCTACTTTTCGATCAAGTGGATAATGGTAGATCAGATAAGTCCTTAGCGTCTTGGAAAGAATCTATAAAAGTACCTTATAAAACTCGTAGACATATAAGCCAAAACCCAGGCCCGTTAAAGCAAGATTTAAACAATGTGAGGGCAGCTTTAACTTTCAATACTACAGCCGGCATTGAGTGCTTGATGCACGGTGTTCCTGTAGTGGCGCAAGACCTAGGCAACCCACTCTACTCCGCTGTAGGCCACGACATAGATGATATCAAATATCCTAATAGGTTACCGATTTTGCATTACCTTGCAAACTGTCAGTGGACTTATGACGAGATACAATTTGGTAAATGGTATGAACGCCTAGAAACAAGAAGAGGACCAAAACTAAATGCAGTCAATTCCAGCGAAATATGTAGGCGAGACAGTTACCGTGCTAGCCACTGGTCCGAGCCTTAATGAAGAACAAGTATCTATAGTAAGGGGGAAATGGTCGGAAGGTAAAACGAGAGTTTTAACATTAAATAATTCTTATATGCTTGCCCCGTGGTCAGACATCCACATTGCCTGTAATGATAACTGGTGGGATTACTACCACAGCGACCCCACCCTCGTGGGAATGTCTGCCGATAAGTGGACTCGATATAAGCATCAAGAAAAGTATGGGCTTAATTTTATAGAGTCTTTCGATAGGCCAGGGCTCTCAAAAGATCCAAACTATATACATATAAATAAAGGCTCCGGACCGATGGCTATAAACTTTGCTACCCTTTACGGGTTTACAAAAATTATTCTTCTTGGTCACGATATGAAATTTGCTAGTGATTATGAAGGAAAGACAAAAACAGTGGGCAGCACACCGAGACACTTCTTCGGAGAGTATCCCAAAGAGATGCAGCACTTTCCAATGAGTTCTCAATCCGTTGCTCCCGATGGCACATTGAGAGGGCTTATAGATGTATATAGCAACATGTTGCCAGACTTAGCAGGTATAGACGTAGTAAACTGTACACCAAATACTTCATTGTATACCTTTAGATTAGGAGAGTTGGAAAATGAACTTAGCCGGTAAAGATAAAAGAGAGAAAAGATCATGATGGAAGTAAAAACTAAAGTAATTAATGGAGTAGAGCTTGCTCTTCAGACATTCTTAAGCCCGCCGCCTCGCGCGGCAATCACAAAGTACCCTACAGAGTTATCTGTAGTTTGCGTATGGTGGGGAGAGCTTTATGGTCCCGAGTATGTAAGGCACCTGAGAGATTCTGTCGCTAGAAATCTCACTGTACCATACACATTCTATTGTATTACGGATAGGCTAGAAGCCCCTGAAGGTATGGTTCATATTCCTTGTGAAAATCAAACAGGCTGGTGGCAGAAGGTGAATCTTTTTAAGCCAGGTCTTTTTGAAGGCAGAGTTTTATATCTTGATCTCGATGTTGTTATCGTAAAGTCTCTTGACTCTCTTGTGAGTTCGGAAGGAGACTTTATAATGATTGAAAACTTTGGTCCGAACAAGTCTCAGTCTGCTTTCAATTCGAGTGTGATGCTCTGGACGCCCAACGAGACTTCAGAAAAGATATATACGTGTTTTACTGATGAAGTAATGAAGATACTTCATGGGGATCAATGTTGGGTATGGAGAGTGCTTGGCAATAGTATTCTTGCCTTCGAGAAATCCCTTGTAGAAAGCTATAAATATTCAGCATTCAATGAATGGCGCCGTTTTTCTATGAACACTTCCGTTATGGTATTTCATGGGTCTCCAAAACCTCATCAGGTTCAGGGTAATAAACTTATAGTTAGTAACTGGAGATGATACTTTGTGTTTGTCATGCAGTACGCTCTGGTGAGAAAGACAGATATCACTTGATTGGTACTAAGTGCGGAAAGTGTTTGGAGAAAAAATGATTGTAGTAGCAATACTTGCAAAGGATAAAGAATATTGTCTACCTTTCTATCTGACCTGTTTATTAAAACAAACTGTGAAGAAGAAAGACATAGCTCTTTATATTCGCACAAATGACAATAAGGATAATACCGAGGCGATACTAAAAAACTTTATAGATATGTATGGCAATGAGTATGCTTCTGTTTATTACGATGACTCCTCTATAGACGATACTTTGACTCAGTATGACGAGCACGAATGGAATAGTCATCGTTTTTTGATTCTTGGAAAGATACGCCAAGATTCTATCGACTATGCAAATACTATGGGAGCAGACTATTTTACAGCAGACTGCGATAACTTTATTGGTCCTTCTACGCTGAAGGATATGCAAGGAGATAAAGTTGTAGGACCAATGCTCTCCCTTCTGCCTACACTGAGTTATGCTTCGTTTCATTACAAAGCATGTCCTCACGGATATTATGAACATACTCCTCAGCAGAATATGATACAGCAAGGAGAGATTAAAGGAATTATAGAGGTAGACACTGTTCACTGTACCTATTTTATTCCTCATCATATTCTAAAAGAAGTTTCATATTATGATGGTACAGAGCGATATGAGTATGCTATTTTTAGCGATAATTTAAGAAGGAAAAAAATACCCCAATACATAGATAACAGAGATTTTTATGGTTTTCTGTATTTGAATGATCAAATAACTATTGGGTTCCCAAATTTCATAAAAAATTATTGGTATGACCAATATACAAGGTTTATAAGATGAAAAATCAAGTCTATGTTATAGATGACTTCTACAGTAACCCCGACGATGTTCGAAACAATGCACTGTGCGCAGATTATAATGTATCTGGGAACTATCCAGGAATGAGATCTGGTCCTCAGGAAGCATCACATTCTCTGTATTTAAAAAAGTTTTTTGAAGATAACATTATTCATAACCATATTAGCCACTGGTCTCTTGACGATTACAACACCGCATTTCAATATACAGATAAGAATGACCATACATGGGTTCACCATGATTCTACGGAGTGGGCAGGAGTTCTTTATTTAAGTAAGGATCCCTTACCAGAAAGTGGCACCACAATATATTCGAGAATTGACAACGGAGTCTACGAACACGTCGACGAAGCGACAGACTACAATACTGATTCAGACCTAATCGTTAATCTAGCGAACTGGAGACAGGAAGTATCTGTGGAAAACAGGTATAACAGGCTCATTCTTTATAGGGGCGCACTCTACCACCGTAGCACGAATCCTGGGTGGGGAGATGGTCCACACAACGGTCGTCTCTTTCAGGTATTCTTCTTCTCATGAAAGTTTTAGTAACACTTCTAACCTCACATGATATACGTCGTTTCTCTCGTCTAGTAAACTCCTGCGTGAAGATAGAGCCTGCTTATGGTATAAATCTAGTACCAATTATAGTTGTAAATACTACGAGCGACGCTTACTATAGAGAGGTGATTGCTTGCAAGTTTCCTTATCCCGTAATTCGCACAGAAAGTAATGGATGGCCTGGAAAGGGGAAGAACTCTTGTATGGACATCTTTCTAAAGTCGGACGCAGATTTTCTTCTTCAAATGGACGGAGATGACTTCTTTTACCCGTCTTGTGGAAAGTCTCTCGCAGGTATTTTAAGACGATATGGTAGATCGCTCGACGTACTAGGACTCTATCCCACCGACAAAGTCACTCTTGTCCCACTTAATTGTGGGTATGAGTTTGAGTGGGAGCACGCTATATATCCCAAGCTTCATGGAACTTGCTGGACAAGTTCAATTGTCTGGCCAGGAGACAAACAACCCGGCCCACGTAGGGGCGAATGGTGGGATGCAGAGATGCCCGTGAGTCAAAATACTATCTATATTCGTAGTAAGAAGTCATGTAAATATAGATTTCCAGAAGATATTCCTAACGGAGAAGATTCCTTTTTAGGAACAGTACTGCTTGCTGCACACCAGCAGGGAGATATAAATTACTTTGTGTCGATGTCTTCAGACTTCTATGTATATGATGAAGTTGTAGAGAACTCTATACAAAAACAAGAACCTTGGAGAAACTGGGTAGGAACATGGAAAGAACGAGTAGAGAGTACTCTCAATGCAAATCGTTCTAACTTCCTAGAACTTCCAATAATCTACCAAGATTTACAAATAACAGGAGCCGAAAAAGAGGCTTGGATAAAGGAACATTACTAATGATCTCAGGAAAAATTTGGGGAACCACAGAACTTATAGAACATAATGGAAGTCTAGAATTTCATAGAATAGAATTCAAAGCCAATCATTGTTGTAGCGAACACTATCATAGCACCAAGTGGAATGGTTTCTTCGTAGAAGAAGGTACTATGATGATTAAGACATGGACGGATAATATTGTAGATGTTACTTACCTACATGCAGGAGACTATTACAAAGTTCCTCCAGGGAAGTGGCATCAGTTTATAGGTGTAGATGATGGAATAGCTTTTGAACTTTATTGGTCAGAGTTTGACTCAGATGATATTGTTCGACGTACTCAGGGTTTTCGACTGGATGAGCCGCCTACTGAGAGACATGTGGGTAACCCGCTAACAGATTTAAATGCTCGCTAATAGATAAAAATATCTTGACTCACTACCTTCTTGCCTGTATAATATTGTTTTCATCGTGAAGGAAGTTCCATGAACTTATTTAATTTACATACAAACCTTGACAAGTGTGCCGAGTACCATGTAGACAAGCACGTCAACAAGATGATACTTGAGTGTGCACAAATTATGTGTACGGTAGTATGGATAGATAAGTATCTGGGATTTACTCCGAGAGCTTTGGAGAAAGAAGAAAGATTACACATTGATCTACTAAAGAGTGAGATCAAGCACCTTCCTCTAGAGAACAGACCACTAACCCCATACTTGCCTATGATGTACAATCATCCTAGCACTATATGGGCCAGATCATCACTCGATAATTATGAGTGGACGTTCTGCTACGGACATGCCCTAGCAGAAGAATACAGGTATAGATATGGTAAAGAGCATAAATCGTTCTGGCAAGTCATCAACAAACTTCCCGATCTTGAGTCGATGGAACGAGTTGGACTTACCCCTTTCGCAATGGCAATGCCAGACGTGCTCAAAGATGAGAGCGACCCTATACAGTCTTATCGTAATTATTACATGCTGGACAAAGCTACTTTTGCCACTTGGACTGGTAGACCCAAACCACCTTGGTGGGATGAGGGTCTTGCAGACTACCAACAGAGGATTACTAGAAAGTGATCGGTAAAGAATTAGAACAGTGGGTAAGAAATAATTTAATAAAGGAAAATAAATATGAGTAAGGTAAATCTAGTAGGAATGACCAAGCCGTCGGCATACACAGAATGTCACAGTGCGGGAGACTTGATTGCTTACGCGGCTAGAGTGAGTAACCCAACGAATCAAAACAACAGGAAAACAGCTGCAAAGTTGTTACGATATTTAATTAAAGAGAATCATTGGTCTCCTTTTGAAATGGTACACATTGCTATGGAAATCACAACCACTCGAGATATTTCTCGACAGATCTTGAGACACCGATCTTTCTCTTTTCAAGAATTCTCTCAGCGGTATGCAGTATCAGAGAGTTTTTTAACAAGGCGGGAAGCAAGAAAAGCACACCCGACAAATAGACAGCTAAGTATTAAGGAGGAAGATCCTGCTCGGCAAGCAAAAGCCAATGAAGTATTTAGTGAGATGCAAGCAGAAGTTTGTAGAGTAGCGAAAGATTATTACGAAATGGCATTGAACCAAGGTATAGCAAAAGAGCAGGCAAGAGCATTGCTCCCTGAAGGTCTTACAGAGACTACGCTTTACATGGCAGGCTCACTTCGGAACTGGATTCATTACTGCGATCTTCGCATGGGTAATGGAACTCAAAAAGAGCACTCTTTAATTGCTGCTAAATGCTGGGATATTATATCGGGACACTTTCCCGATGTGGCAGAGGCAATGTATAAATAGGCGTCGTGCTCTTCAAACGAGAATAGTTCTAACCCGAAGATCGGCCATTTACTTTCATACAAGGAAAAAAGACGAAGATGCCCAGAGGAATCAAGCAAAAAGATCACGAAAATCTATCAGACGCTAACATCCGAAAAGTGATAGTAAAACTTAATAGCTCTCCTTCTATTACAAAGAAGGAGGCTTGTGCTATTTTGAATATCTCTTATAATACTTCGCGTCTATCAAAAATCATAGAAGAATATAATGCAGCTCAGGATCTGATAAAGAAAATGAAAGCAAAGAAAAGAGGCAGACCTGCTGATGCCTCTGAAAAGGGGTATATTGTTTCCTCTTTTCTAGAAGGTGCGAGTCTTACTGATATCGCTAAAAGTAACTATAGGTCGGTTGCTTTTGTAAAAAACATAATTGACTCCGTTGGTGTGCCAGAACGCCCCAAAGGAGAAGAAAAAGCCGGAGTGCAATATTTGCCTGATGAATGTATGTCTGAGGAGTTTACTCCTGGAGAGGTAGCGTGGTCAGCAAAGTATCACTCATCTTGTATAATTGTTAAACGTCTACCCGATGAGAAATACTTACCAAAATACGCATCCCCGTGTTATGACATATACATTAATGAAGATGGAGAAAGCACTATTAAAGGCGGATTCTACGCCTCCTCTATTGCTTATGACCTTGGAAAACTTGAGCATTTAAAGGAGTATGGAATTGACCTCAACAACGTATGATCTCGCAGCGCTGTATGCGCTGTTCTGTCTAGCAACGATGTGTTGCATTTTTTTATTAAACGTATCTGCAATGAGAGTATCGGGAGTGAAGATGGGCTTTATAGGAGCGACTGTATACTTAGTATTTACTTCGGTTGCATCGTTTCTTTTTGCGCCTATCTTTTTCGCAGTATTTGTATTTTACTCAGAAGTTTATTTTAATAAAGTAGTACTCGCTATCATAAATAATTTTGAGGACTAGAGGAAAATAAATCTTGACATTTTACCTCGCAGCATCTATAATATCTATATTGAAATTGAGGAGAAACCAATGCAAGAATTATTAGTTACGGTAGGAGTTTTAGGCACTTGTGGTCTAATTCTTCAACTTTACGTCGCCGTAGTAGAAGATCACTTTGGGCGATAGATTTTACCAACAACAATTAGAGGCTACGGGCAACTGTCCGGGCTATAAAGGAAACCCTAAACGGAGAAGAAAAATGGCGTGGGATGACGACAAAAAGGCACAAGCAGTATCAATGTATGAAGAGGCTGAGCCTACTCCCGAGAACTCAATGGAGATCGTAAAAGAGATCGCTGATGAGTTAGAAGAATCACCTAACGGTGTTCGTATGATTTTAACCAAAGCTGGCGTATATGTAAAGAAAGCCGCCGCAGCATCTGCCCCTAAAGCTGGTGGTGGTACGCGAGTATCAAAAGTTGCAGCAGCAAAAGCACTTACTGATGCACTGACTGATGCAGGTCAGGCTGTTGACGAAGACATCGTTAACAAGTTGACAGGCAAAGCAGCACAGTACTTTACTGGCATTATTACTGCGCTCAACGCGTAAGTAGCTTAAAGCCAACCCCCTCGATGTAGCCTGTCTGCATCGGGGGCTTTTTATTACCTGCCCTCCTGGGTTGCGAAGAAAGAGGTTTCTTTCAAGGCTTCAGGAGTAAAAGTGAAAAAAGAAGAGCTGAGAAAGCAATTAGAAAAGGCCGGAGATGGTATTATTACCTATCGAAGTCCTAAGTCTAAGAAAGTAAAGTACAATATCTGTACTCTAGATTTCTCTACCCCTTACATTAAGGACAAGAGCAATCGAGCAAAAGAAGATGAAAACAGTCTCCTAATGTTTTGTTGGGATACGGATTCTTATCGTCTGATGAAACCTGAGAATGTAACCTCGGTCACACCCTTAGCTAATATACTGAGGAATGACGACTGATGGAGATTTATTCAAAAATTCTATACTCTAACAAAGACCGTCAAGTAAGAATGACTGTCTCTGAGTTTAACGGAGAAGAATATTTACATTTCAGGGAGTATTATTTAGACTTTGATGAAGAATGGAAACCAACAAACAAAGGAACTCACTTACCTCTAGAAATAGACACTTCAAAGGAGTGTTTTAGAGGTATGTCAGAAATTCTTTCGCTTGCCGAAAGCAAGTCTGTTATTGAGGAATATTTCGCTGAAACAATTTGTGACATATACCAAAAATAATTCTTGACTTTTTAACTCAAACCTCTTATAATATTGTTTCTTGAGTGAGAGAAATTAGATGAAAAAACTTCTTGATGCCGCTTCAACCGCCTACTACCAAGGGATTCCGTTCATGTCTGACGCAGAATTTGATATTCTGTGTGCAGAGTGCAACTATAATCCTGTAGGGTACGAAGGAGACTTTGAGTTCGCTCATTTGTTTCCTATGTATTCTTTGAAAAAGGTATTTGTCGGTGACGAGCATCCTCCCTACGATCATAGTGGACACGAAACTGTCGTTAGTCCTAAACTGGACGGTGCTGCCGTATCCCTTAGTTACTATAACGGAGAACTTATCCTTGCCCTAACACGGGGTGATGGAAGGCGAGGCCGCGATATAACTGACAAGATGCGACACCTTGTTCCAGAAGATATGCCATCTGTGGGTGCAGTACAGATAACTGGGGAAGTAGTAGCTCCGGACACTATTCCTAATTCTAGGAACTATGCGTCTGGTGCGCTGAACTTAAAGTCGCTAGAGGACTTTCTCGAAAGAGAAGTACGATTCGTGGCATACGATGTTCAGCCAGCTATTAACCAGTACTGGACTGATGACTTGGAAGGACTAGCGAAAGCTGGCTTTGATACGGTCATTCAGTCAAATTGGACTGGGTATCCTCAAGACGGGGTAGTATTTCGCACGAATGATCGTGTTAAATATGAAGAGGCGGGTTACACGTCCCACCATCCCCGAGGTGCATTTGCACTAAAAGAACGTCCAGAAGGTGTGGTAACACAGTTGTTGGACGTAACGTGGCAAGTAGGTAAATCAGGAGTAATCTCTCCCGTGGCCATACTTGAACCTGTAAAAGTTGGGGACGCTACGGTGTCCCGAGCTACCCTCCATAACATTCGTTATATTGAGGAATTACAATTAGAGATTGGTTGCAATGTTGAGATAATTCGCTCAGGCGAAATAATTCCTAGGATAGTCAGGAGAGTATAATGGATTTTGAAGATCAAAATATATTTATGGTTGGTGGAGTTATGTCAAACTCCGAAAGTTGGCTTGCAGCTATAGGCTTGTACGACTACTTTTGGGGCTTAACTCCCGAAGTTCAGCATAAAATGCTCGTCTCTTGGAGAGATAATCTGGATCTTTTAATAGAAGATGCCGACCATCTAGCCAGAGCTGACCCTGCGGAGGTCGAAGGTAATCTAGTTATCATTGTTGATAAGGAGATTATTGAAGATCGAGAAGTAGCAGATAATGTTATACAATTTCCTCTCAAGTGAGCGGAGTATATAACTTAACGTACTTTAATAACCACCCTGATGAAAAGGACAGGGACGGGGTTCTTTACTGCGTAGTGTTAGTCAATTTAAAAACTAATACTAGAGAGTGTCTGAAAATTGGAATTGCCTCTGGCAAGAATTGGAAAGATGTTCTCAAGCGCAGTAGAGGCTTCACCGGATACGATATACGAATTCAGAAAACGTATCACGACACACTTTACAATGTTTGGAGCCTAGAACAGGCTCTTCATGCCGAGTTTGCTGAGTATAGATACAAGCCAACTCAAAAGTTTGGAGGGCATACTGAGTGCTTCCAAATACGTAAAGAAATAGTTCAAAGTATACCTTCTAAGAGGCGTTATTAATGAATAATAATCAAGACACTTTCATTAGAGTTTATGAAAAGGCTCTAAGCCCTAAGTTCTGCAAAGATCTTATAAACTACTATGACCATGTTGAGAGGCAACAAAAAATACAACACCAGAATTCTGCTAACAGACGTGATGGTGCTGCTTTTGTTGATCCGGCCGCTTGTAGCCAAAACCATTTCTCAATGGATAATGCTAACAAGTATTTAGAAGAATTTAATAATGTATTCTGGGATTATTATTCTAACCATTATTCCAATGAATACAACGTACTATTTGATGTAGGACAGCACACTATATTCACTTATAAGGTGCAGAAGACTTTGCCTGGTGGTGGGTATCACGTATGGCACTGTGAGCAAGACAATATTGATAGGGCCAAGAGGCTTGCTGTCTATACTGTATACTTGAACACAGTCAAAGAAGGTGGTGAAACCGAGTACTTATATGTAAATACTCGAGTTCCTGCTAAGCAAGGGAGTCTTTGTATATTTCCAGCCGGATATACCCATACTCATCGAGGAAACCCTCCCTTGAGTGGGGTGAAATACATTCTTACAGGATGGGTTGAGTATAGATAAATTACTCACCATCGGAAAAATAGTTCTTGACTTTTCAGCTCGAATCACTTATAATAATTGTTCTTTCAGTGGAGTTACAAATTTTGGAAATCTTAGCCCCGTCACATTGCCCCTCCTGCTCCTCAGAGTTGGTATGGGAAGGTGATCTTCTTTACTGCCGCAGTTTAGACTGTGGTGAAGTAAAGCAGGCTAAGGTTATCCATTTTGCGAAGACGCTAAAGATTAAAGGGCTGGGTCCAGCAGCCGTAGCGAAGCTGAACCTAACTAACATTATTGATATTTATAACTTGAGCTTGTCAGATATCTATGTTGGACTTGGCTCTACCAAGCTGGCGGATAAGCTGTACAATGAAATTGAAGATTCCAAGAAAGCCGCACTACAGAATGTGCTACCTGGATTTTCTATTCCGTTAATCGGAAGATCCGCAACTGATAAACTGTGTCGAGTGTTGAATCACTTATCCGAACTATCAGTAGAGATCTGTGAGCTGGCGGGTTTAGGCCCAAAAGCTACATCCAACTTAATGGATTGGTTTGCAAACGAGTATCCTCTAGTAGCAAATCTACCCTTTAGTTTTTCTGCAACAGTTGCTGATGCAGCCAGTACGTCATCTATGGGTATAGTTTGCATTACAGGCAAATTGGTTTCTGTAAAGACTAAATCTGAAGCAGAGAAGCTATTAGTTGCTCAGGGGTATAGTATTAAATCTAGTCTTACGAAAGACGTTACTATCCTTGTCAACGAAAGCGGAATAGAGTCCGCTAAAACTAAAAAAGCTAGAGACGCAGGTGTCTCTATTATTACTAATCTTAACGAACTTTTAGGAGTTTAATTACTATGGCACAGCCAAAATGGACTGAGGAGCGCACAGCCGCACTCGTATCTTTTGTAGGCGACGAATCACCCGTCTCTTACGCAACAGTTGTAGAAGCCGCCGATCAACTCGACACTTCTCCAAAATCAGCAGCAGCAAAACTCCGCAAGATGGAGTATGAAGTACAATCTTCAGCTGCTGCTACCGCTCGTGTTTTCTCTGACGATCAAGAAAACACTCTGCGTACCTTCGTAGAAGACAACAGCGGTGGGTTCACTTATGGACAAATCGCAGAAGCCTTCGAAGACGGTGCGTTCTCTTCCAAGCAAATTCAGGGCAAGTTGCTTTCTATGCAACTGACTCAGCACGTTAAGCCTACCCCTAAGGTAGAAGCTCAGCGTACTTTCTCTGAGTCTGAAGAAGCAACCTTCGTATCTATGGCCACTAGTGGCGCATTCCTCGAAGACATTGCAGACGCTCTAGACCGTTCTGTAAATCAGATTCGTGGTAAGGCACTAAGTCTCCTACGTACGCAAGCCATCGAAGCTATTCCTGCTCAGCGCGAGAGCAAAGGTTCTACTCGAGTAGATCCACTGGAAGGCATTGATGTCGCTTCTATGACCGTAGAAGAAATTGCAGAGTCAATCGGCAAGACTGCTCGTGGTGTTAAAACCATGCTCACTCGTCGCGGTTTGACTGCTTCTAACTACCCTAAGGCTAGTAAGAAAGCAACTGCTTAATTAATTTGTTTGCACCAAGGGCGGGGGAAGACTGTCATAAGTCTTCTCCTGCTTTTTCTTGCTCCGTAGTTTGTACGAGGAACCTATAAGTGAACCTGTCTAGTATTCTGCTTAAATCTGTAATCGCGTTCAGCGATATGGATGTGTGGTCAGAATGCGAGCAGCACTACTTTCCCGCTGAATACGCAGCAATGTGGAAGGTTTTGAACAAATATGTTCAAGATCACAACTCTCTCCCCTCCTTTGAAGCGCTTAGTCTTTCCGTTAGAGATGGTCACCTTCGTGACAAATTCTCTGCACTTGAAAGAGTAGAGCTTGTAGAAGACGTAGATTCCGCCACCCTGTTGGAGTACTTAAAGAATGAGTACGCGCAGATAGAGATTATGCGACAGCTTGATAAATATCTTGATAATACTATTGCTATGGAGTCAGCCGTAGAGAGTATTGAATCCCTACAAGAAATTGTATTGCATATGGAAGAGAAAGTCGAAACCCGACCTCGTTCCGAGAATATGCAAAAGATTGAACTTATTAGTTCTCAAGATGACCTACTGCGAAATGTCGCTTTGGGTTTGAATTCTGATTATGATGAGACACAGAAGTTTGCCCCCAGTGATTTAATTCTCATTGGTGGTAGGCGTGGCGGAGGTAAGTCTATTACTTGTGCTAATATGGCTGTGAATGCATTTGCGAATAATCAATCTGTTATGTATTTTACTATCGAGATGGACAGTCAAGCCATCCTGCAGAGATGTTGCTCTATAGCAACCGGAGTACCCGCCGCCGCTTTACGGAATGGAAACTTATCCATTTCTGAATGGCAGTTAGTTGCTCAGTGGTGGTCTTCTCGTTTTGAAGACGGAGAGAGGAATCTACACAACTATCTTTCCCATCGAGACTTCAGAAAATTACAGAGCGATCTTTCTGAGAATCCTCTTCGTGAAGTTCAGTTGGATGTTATATACAATCCTTCTCTTAGTCTTGCGAATATTCGTACAGAACTGGATAAAAAGATTAATCGTCTTAATCCAAGCGTAGTGATTGTTGATTATATCAACCAGGTGAAAAGAGGAAGTGTTGCTAGTAATCGTATGGGACAATACGATTGGACTGAGCAAATCGAGGTTAGTAAAGCTCTGAAAACATATGCTCAGGAGTATAATGTTTTAATGGTATCCCCTTACCAAATTGACGCAACGGGAGAGGCAAGATTTGCTAAGGGTATTTTGGATGCGGCAGATGCGGCATTCACGCTTGATCCGCACAGTAAAGAACAGAATATTATGACGTTTAACTGTGCGAAGATGCGTAATAGTGAAGAAGTTAATTTTACTTCTAGAATGGATTGGACTTCTCTGCGTGTTGGCCCCGAGTCAGCTGTAGTAGAAGAGGTTGAGGTTGAGGACGAAGAGGAGGATGTTCCATGGAACAGGGCAATCTAGAGGCTCCTTACTTAACTTTTGATAATGTTTTCAACCCTCAAGAGTTGGGAATGATTAAAACAATTCTACATAACTGTGACTGGCAAGTGTCTACTACAGAAGATCATGGTGCTGCTCAAGTTGGTCAAAAGAAGGGTATGTCTTGCAATCTTGGGTTGCTTTATCCAGACGCCACCTTTACTTTTCCCACTAATCCTTTAGTGGGAATTCAACAGAGCATTTTAAATGGTGATGTAGGCGAAGGACACTGGGCTTGGAGATACTTTAATTCTAAAAATGTTATGTCAGTAATAGCAGCTAAGTATTCAGAAGGGGATTATTATGAACCTCATTTTGATCACTCTATGCTTACTATACTATGCTTTTTTGCTGACGACTATGTCCTAGGTGGAGACCTAGTGTTAGAGAAGTCTCATAAAATTAATTTTAAACACAACCGTGTTGTAATTATTCCAGGGGTCATCATACATGAAGTGACTCCTGTATTAGCGGGTAATAGGTACTCGATAACGATGTTTATAGCATGAAAATAGAGTATGTAAACGGTATGCCACTCGTCATTATTGACGATTTCTTTGCCGCCGCAGAGAGGTGGTTCACACTGAGTCTAATAGCACAGCATGATCTTGCAAAAGACACTGAGGTTACTGGATCAGCGGCGGAAAATGGCAGGTTATTAAGAAACAATAGTGGGGCTTGGGCTGGTGTTATTGCTCCCACTAATACTTCTAAATTACCACTTCGACCATACTGGGCAGCCCAGGATGAACTCATAGCTAGTGACCATTGGTTTTGGCGGTATATCCGCAAAGATAGGGGGAATGTAATGTACTCTCACTATGCTGATGGTGACAGCTATGGGGCTCATTTTGATGAAGCAAAAATTACTTGGCTTACTTGGCTTACACGAGATCAAGAGCCTCTCTTTACTGGAGGTAATTTAATCCTAGAGGAAGAGAAAATAGTAGAATTTAAAGACAATAGAACAGTAATATTTCCTTCTTGCATGATACACGAAGTGGACGAAGTAAAGTTTACTGGAAATAGTAAAGGAAGATATACAGTAACGGTATTCCAACAATGAGCGCAGTAGAAGACATTTTACAAGAAAGAAAAATACCTTTTCGTGTTTCTGGAAAGGATTTGACTATACCTTGTTTAAACCCCAATCACGAGGATCGTAATCCTTCTATGCGTATAGATAGAGTGTTGGGTATATTTAATTGTTTCTCTTGTGGTTACAAGGGCAACATATTTAAGTTTTACGGAGTAGAAGCAAGCGAAGTAGGCTTGAAAAGAGAAAGATTAAAGAGAAAGATGGACGATATTCGTAGTGCTGGAGTTGGTCTTGCGATGCCTGATAATACTACACCTTTCCTTCGAGACTGGAGAGGGATTTCAGCAAGTACATATGAGAAGTTTGGTGCGTTCTATCATATTCATTCAGACTTCAACGGGAGAGTGAACTTTCCTATTAAAGATGCTAGTGGTAGAATAGTTTGTTTTCAAGGTAGAGATGAGACAGGTACTCTACCTCAAAAGTATATGTTTACTCCGAGCGGTTCAAAGCCACCAATGTTTCCTATGGCAGAACCAGTTCGAGGTAAAATTATGTTAGTAGAAGGTATATTTGATATGCTAAATCTACATGACAAAGGTATGACAAATGCAATATGTATCTTTGGTGTAAATAACTTTTCGGAAGAGAAGTTAGGATTACTTAAAATCTCTGGAGTAACTGGCATTGATGTAGCCTTTGATGGTGACGATGCTGGAAGAAAAGGAGTAGAGAAGGTAAAGGAAATATGTGGGGATTTTCCTGTGAGAGATATTAAACTTACAAAGGGAGATCCTGGTGATTTAAACAGACAACAAGTAGAAGGATTGTGGAGAAGGCTTTATGGCTAATGTTGCGGTTATAGAAAAAGTTTCGATGGGGTATGATTATTCAAGGCACTTTAACTTTGAATTCGATACCTTTGCTCTTTGCTCAGATAGAGGCAAGGAAAAAATACTCAAGAGTGATGTTGATATTAATATCGACACGGATGCTTATGAGTGGGTGGTCCTAATAGGTTCGGAAGCGCTCAAGCACTTTACGAAAGCTACAAAGATTACCGAATATAGTGGTACTGTTCTGGAAGACAAGTTCTTACCAGCAATTAGTCCTGCTATGGCGAAGTTCCGTCCAGAGGCGAAAGCTGTATGGAAAAAGACAGAGGATAATATCAATGCCTATGTCTCTGGTTCTAAGCAAATTGCAACTGTAGATGAATCAGTAGCAGTAGGTATTCAAGACACTGAAGAAGCAAACAACTTCATTCGTGCCGCAATAGCGCATGATTGTGATTATGTTGCTCTTGATAGTGAAACAACGGCTCTGTACCCTCGAAACGGATATATGCTAGGAATTAGTATATGTTACGATGGTAAGACTGCTGTATATATTGATACTGACTGCTTCTCAGAAGAGACTGAAGCTCTTCTACAGAGGCTATTCAATGTGAAGCGAGTTATATTTCATAATGCTAAGTTTGATATTCCATTCTTTGAGTATCACTTCAACTTCGAGTTTCCGAACTTTGAAGATACGATGTTGATGCACTATGTGATGGAAGAGAGACCTGGCACTCATGGACTAAAGCAACTTGCTATGCAACTTACTCCTTATGGTGACTATGAGAAACCAATGTATGATTGGATGGATCAATATAGGAAAGAACACGGCGTACTAAAAGATGATTTCAAGTGGGAATGGATTCCTTTTGACATCATGAAAACTTATGCAGCTATTGATGCACTAGTAACTTTTCAAGTATACGAGCAACTTGCGGCCGTATTGAAGAAAGGAAACCCCTGTCTATCAAACTTGTATCAGAATATTCTGATACCTGCTTGTAGATTCTTGATGAATATTCAAGATAACGGGGTTCCTTTCGACATGGATAGGCTTGTCAATGGTCAAGGTTTGATGAGCGAGCAGATCTCCCAAGCAGCCGCGATTCTCGCGGAAAATGAGGCGATTCGTGCGTTTGAAGAAGATTCTGGTAAAACTTTTAATCCCAATAGTGTAGTGCAACTCCGAAAAGTACTCTTTGATTACTGTGAACTTCCTCCAACTGGAATTAAAACAGCAAAGGGTGAGTTCTCTACAAATGCGGAAGTACTAGAAATCCTCTCGTCATTACACGAAGTGCCTGCACATATTCTCAACGTGAGAAAGAAGGGAAAGATTAAGAATACTTATCTTGATAAGATTATTCCTCAGCTTGACAAAGACGGACGACTCCGTACTAACTTTAACTTGCATGGTACTACTTCTGGACGACTATCTAGTAGTGGGAAACTTAACATGCAACAGATTCCACGAGATGATCCTATCATCAAGGGATGTATAAAAGCAGCCCCCGGACACAAGATTGTAGCGATGGACTTAACAACTGCCGAAGTTTATGTAGCGGCTGTCTTAAGTAATGATGTGGAGTTGCAAGAAGTGTTTAAGTCCGGAGGAAACTTTCATAGTACAATCGCACACAAAGTATTTAACTTGCCCTGCGGTGTAAGTGAAGTTGCTGAAAAGTTCTCGGAGAAGAGACAAGCAGCAAAAGCTGTAACTTTCGGTATTATGTACGGTGCTGGTCCAAAGAAGATCTCTGAGCAGGTCACAAAAGACGGTGGTACTATGTCTATGAAAGAAGCTCAGATTGTTATTCGTGATTACTTCGCCGCCTTCCCAGGTCTTAGTGATTGGATTGAAGATCAAAAAGCACACATTGCTCGATATGGTGAGTTGTACTCTCTTTATGGTAGAAAGCGTAGACTTCGTGACGGCATAGAAACTCAGCAGATAAGAGATATTCGAAAGAAGAAGAACTGGATGATTAGTGATGATGAGAAAGCTATGCTTGGAGCACAGGCAGGAGCCGTAAGGTCAGGACTCAATTTTCTTGTTCAATCAAGTGCCTCTGACATTAATCTTCTTGGAGCAGTAGACGCAGAGCAGCATATACGTAAACGTGGTATGAAGTCTCGTATTTTTGCATTAGTGCACGACTCGGTTCTTGCCGAAGTGCCTCTTGATGAAATTGACGACTACTGCCTTCTGCTGAAGACTTGTATTCAAAAAGATAGAGGTATTATGATTGAAGGATGTCCAGTAGGCTGTGATTTTGAAATAGGCGATGACTATTCTATGGGTAAGTTTGATGCTAAGTACGCTAACCTATAGGGCTGTATTGAATAGAATTGAGTTTCCAGTATATGCTGTAGCAAATTTGGAAGACTCATGGACAGAAGATGGTCTAGTATTTCATAATGAACTTGTACTAGACGACAGGAATCAACCTTTTGATACTCTTGGTCTCAGAAGGTTGCATACCCCACATAAGAAAAAACGCCTTTCAAAGGCATATTTTGATTTTATAGAATTAATAAAGGCAAAAGACCATCAGTTTATTGATAGTAATGGAATACTATTTGAGTATGAAAAAACATTGTTTTGTGAAATAAAATCTTATAAAATCAATAAAAAATTCGCAAAGGATACCTATAGTGTTATATTTTGTAAGGGTGTAAATAGCCCTTATATACTAAAAAGATATCCTCATGCGGAAGAATGGGCACAGATTTTGTGTTATAAATCACTGCCCTGGAAGTTGTATAGTCTTTCAGAAGACGAAATAGACACTTTTAAAAGGAAGATTTAATGGGTCGCAGACGAAGCGATGTACTCCAGAAAAATAATTTTGTATTACAAGAGATGGAACCACTCACCAAATCCCAGCTTGAAGTATGGGAATCTAGTAAGCATATGATGCTTCATGGGTGTGCCGGAACCGGCAAGACTTTTATATCTCTTTACCTAGCTCTTGATGACATAGAGAAAGGTAAGTACAAAAAAGTTACAGTAATAAGAAGTGTGGTACCTACCCGAGAAATGGGTTTCTTACCTGGTACAGAGCGAGAAAAAGCAAAAGTATACGAACAACCTTATGAGAGTATATTTTGTGAGCTATTTGGAAGGGGAGACAACCCCTACGATCAATTAAAAACAAAAGGAGTTGTAAACTTTATTACCACCTCACATGTTAGGGGTATTACCATTAGCAATAGCGTAGTAATAATAGATGAGTGTCAAAATATGACATTTCATGAACTAGACAGTGTTATGACTAGAATTGGCCAAAATTGTAGAGTTATATTTTGCGGAGATTTTTTTCAGTCTGATCTGAAAGATAGTGGTATTAATAGGTTTATGAAAATACTAAAGAAAATGGACGAGTTTGACTTTGTTGAGTTTGGAATACAAGACATTGTTAGAAGCGATCTAGTTAAAAGTTACTTAATAACTAAGTACAAGGAGGAGTTATGAATATTTACAAGACTTTATTTGGAGAGCAAGCATGATACTTTCAGCAGTTAAAACATCTGCACTTGCGGCTATTAATCGACACAATGTAAACATTAAAACAATGCTAGAAAATCCTCAGAGTATTCCCGAGCATACTGATATTGTTCAAGCTGTTGAAGAGGAATTGCTGAAAGTAGCCCATCAAGTAGATATACTAGAATCTATAAACCAGTATGACGACTGGGACATGTCTGAATGAAAAAAGCTCTGATCTCCAATAGAATTTATTTAGAGCCAGAAAACCCTGACCATCTTATGCTCATGGAAAAAGCTCTAACATATAGAATAGACCCGTATAGAAGGGATATGCCTCCTACTGTTATTAAAAACATAAGGAAAATTCGTTCTAATCTATACTCTATTCCTATTGGACGATCAGATCTTATACCAGATAATTACGAGAAAGTAGACCAGAGAAATATAGTTCCTGTAGACTTTCCTAAATTTAAATTTGATTTAAGAGCAAGCCAAGAGGAGGTATACGATGATATCGAAGATAATGCTATTATTAACGCGTTTGTGTCATGGGGTAAGACGTTCACGGCTTTGGCAATCGCAGCTAAACTTGGTCAGAAGACTTTGGTTATTACTCATACAGTGGCACTCCGAACGCAGTGGGAAAAAGAAGTACAAAAAGTCTTCGGAATATCGGCCGGACGAATCGGAAGCGGACAGTTTGATACGGAAAGCCCTATCGTAATAGGAAACGTACAAACACTGTATAAGAATAAAGAAAAAATTGCTAAGACCTTTGGAACTCTTATTGTAGATGAGTGTCACCATATACCAGCAAATACTTTTAACAGGTTAATAGATTCTAGTTATGCTCGGTATAAAATAGGTCTATCGGGTACTGTGGAGAGAAAAGATGGTAGGCATATACTTCTGCCCGACTATTTTGGACAAACAAAGTATACTCCGCCAAAAGAAAACTTTATGATGCCTTCAGTAGACCTTATAAAGACTACTATAAGATTCATGGACGGAGCAAGAATTCCTTGGGCTAACAGGATAAATGATCTTGTAAACCAAGAAGATTACGGTAAGTTAGTAGGTATACTAGCTGCCGCTTATAGAAAGAAAGGACACAAAATACTTTTAGTTTCGGATAGGGTTAATTTTTTAAATAGACTACATCGAACCCTTGGAGATGTCTCTGAGCTTGTTACCGGAGCTACCGATTTAGATGAAAGAGATAAAAAGATACAAAGAATCCTAGACGGTAAAAGTGATATACTTCTAGGCACTCAAAGTATTTTTTCAGAAGGAATAAGTGTTAATAATTTAAGTTGCCTAATACTAGCTACGCCTGTTAGTAATGCACCTCTTCTTACGCAATTAATAGGGAGAGTTATACGCAAATTTGAAGGTAAAATAGATCCAGTAATTGTAGATATAAATCTGAAGGGCAAAACTGCTGAAAGACAAGCTCAACTGAGAGCAGGGGTATATCTCCAAGAGGGTTACACAATGAATCAGGTTGAGATGTGAAAAATAATTCTTGACAACACAAGGTATTTGTAGTATAATATATGATTATATTCGATTGGACAAAGGTTTATCAGACATCAGGTGGTAGTAGTAGTAATATTATAAATATTATTGCCTACTTGACACTTAAACCGCTTCCGTTAAATAACTATGACCATAAAATTAAAAGGCTATCTCAAATAGATTGGTCGGGAAATTCTTACCTCTTAAATCCTATGCCCGTAATAACCGCCAGGAGGGACATAGGAGTACACGAGCTTGCACAGTACGTGGCGCTTGCAAGTTTTCGTAATCTGGCGGAATATAAGACCACTAAACGAGCGACTCTAAGGACAATTGAAAGTCCAGTTGACTTGGAGTTATTAAAAAGCAATGAGTTACTTACAATAGTTGACGATCAAATCTTCTTCTGTTGGGAAGAAACTAAATACTAAGGAAAACAAACTATGGGAATTAAATTTACTAATGCAGCAGGATCAGCAAAACGACGACAAATCGACCAGTACACGTACAAGAATGGTTCTAATTCTGTTCGTATCTTTGGTGATTTGCTTCCTCGCTATATCTACTGGGTAAAGGGCGAGAACGACAAGAACCTTCCAATGGAAGATCTGTCTTTTAGCAGAGAAACTGAGCGTCGAGACACTAACGAGAAAGATTGGGTAAAAGTATACTACCCTGATCTTCAAGCTAGTTGGTCTTACTCTATTCAATGTATTGACTTGCAAGACGGCAATGTTAAAGTATTGAATCTAAAGAAGAAGTTGATGGAGCAGATCCTTCAGGCAGCAAAAGAATTGGGCGATCCTTGTGATCCCGATGCTGGCTGGGAAGTACATTTTGAGCGAAAGAAGAACGGTCCTCACGTATACAACGTAGAGTACACTCTCGACCAAATTAAGTGCTTCAAGAATACTAAGCCTATGACTGATGCTCAGAAAGAGGCTATGGGTGCTGCAACTCCTATTGACGAGCTTCTACCACGACCAAGTGAAGATGCTCAGAAAGAACTGCTTGAGCGTATTACTACTGGTGCTAAGCCAGAAGAAAATACTGATGACACTGTTGACGCGATGTTCGATGTATCATGATACTGTTCACAGCAGACTGGCACATTAAGTTAGGACAAAAGAACGTACCTATAAACTGGGCACGTAATCGCTATAATATGTTCTTTGAGCAGATTAGAGGTCTTGAAAAAATGTGCAATATGCACATCATAGGGGGCGATTTATTTGATCGCCTACCTAATATGGAAGAGCTAGAAATTTACTTTAAGTTTATTAGGGACGTAAAAATCCCTACTATAATTTATGATGGTAATCACGAAGCTACAAAGAAGAATAAAACCTTCTTTACTAGTCTTAAACAGGTATCGAGGGATATAAATCCTTTAGTACATATCATAGACGTTTCTTACGTAGATGAAGACTATGGTTTCGGAATTCTTCCGTACGCAGATTTGCATAGAAAAGAATCTGTAGAAAAGTTTGATTTTAGTAATCCTTTGTTTACTCATGTTAGGGGTGAAATACCTCCTCACGTGACAGCAGAGGTTGACTTAACGAGATTTGAAGATTTTCCTGTAGTATTTGCAGGAGATCTTCATTCTCATACTAATACTCAAAGAAACATTGTTTATCCAGGTAGTCCTATGACTACTTCTTTTCATAGAAGTAAAGTAACTACTGGATACATACTGATAAATCCCCATACTTGGGGATGGCAGTGGGAACCTTTCGATCTTCCCCAATTACTCAGGAAAACTATTAGTTCTCCTGATGAAATGATAGCAGGAGACTATGACCATATAATCTACGAGCTAGAGGGAGATTTAGGAGATTTGGCAAATGTTAAAGCTACTGAATTACTTGATAAGAAAGTAGTAAAAAGAAGTTCTGAGGCAGCACTCTTACTTAATAAAGAGATGACTATAGGACAGGAGTTAGTAGAATATCTAACTTATATTCTAGAGATACCAGAGAGTAAAATACCAGACGTTATAGGGATATTTAATGATTACACTAAAGACCTTGAAATGGAGTAACTGCTTCTCTTATGGAGCAGATAACTCTGTAGACTTGTCTGACCAAAAAATTACTCAAATCTTGGGGACTAACGGGGTGGGCAAATCGTCCATCCCGTTAATTCTTGAAGAAGTATTGTTTAATAAAAATTCTAAAGGTATTAAGAAAGTAGATATACCGAATAGAATGTTTAATGATGGGTACTCCATAAACCTAACATTTTATAAGAATACTGATCGCTATGAGATTGATTTGCATCGGAAAGCATCTATCAAAGTAAAACTATTGAAAAATGCAGAAGATATAAGTAGTCATACAGCGACCAATACTTACAAGACTATAGAAGAAATTTTAGGAATTGACTTTAAAACATTTTCGCAGATTGTATATCAAAATACAAATGCCAGTTTAAACTTCTTAACAGCAACAGATTCTAACAGAAAGAAATTTCTTATAGATTTGCTGGGCTTAGAGAAGTACATACATATTTTTGATTTGTTTAAAGGTGTTTCACGAGAAGTAGATGCTGAGTACGCAAGGATTGAAGGTAAGGTAAATACCATTGAAAAATGGTTGCAAAATAACCGACTGACCGATACTACCCCAAAGGGTATCGAAGATTTACCTAAAATGTCGGAAGAAGAACAGGATGAAATCAGTCATCTTATAGCTGAAATTAAAAATATTTCGACTTCAAATAGAAAAATTTCCACCAATAATAAATACAAAGAAATGCTAAAAAGTATTGACGTGGATAAGGCTAGAGAAAACGTAGCTGATAAAGAGTTACAAAGCTATGATTCTTTACAAAGCGAGGTTGGCTCTCTAAATGCGCAGATTAATATCGCAAAAGATGCGATAAACAAGTTTCTTAGTCTAGGAAATGAGTGCCCTTCCTGTGGGCAAGAGGTACAAGAAGGCTTCAAGGATTCTCATATCACAAAACATAAAGCTGATATTTATACATGGCAAGTGCAGAGGGACAAGCTAGGAAAGAATATCACTTCTATTAGAGAAGATAATGCTGTATTTACTAACAGTACAAATACTATTAAAGAATGGGAAAGACTGTTTAGTCAAATAGATAGACAAATAGGGTCAGAACTGTTAGATGAGTATGAGTTACAGTCAAAACTAACAACTTTGCAAGATAAAGCTAGAGAAAAGCAGGAACAGATAAATGCTATTGTTAAGTTAAATCAGGCGTCTGTGGCACATAATGCTAAGATTAATGTTATTAGTGAACAAACAAAAGAGTTTGAAGAGCAACTGGCAGCTATCCAAGATTCCTTCGTAAAAGCAGATGCTCTAAGAAGCAATTTGGAAATTCTTAAAAAAGCATTTAGTACAAATGGACTTATCGCTTACAAGATAGAAAATCTAGTAAAAGAACTAGAAGTAGTAACTGGCGATTACTTAGCGGAACTTTCCGATGGAAGGTTCACACTCAATTTTACAGTATCAAATGATAAGTTAAATGTTGAGATAACTGATAACGGTAATACAGTAGATATTCTAGCACTTTCTTCTGGGGAACTAGCACGAGTAAATACAGCTACTCTGCTGGGTATTCGTAAGATTATGAATAGTTTATCATCAAGTCAAATAAATGTGTTGTTTCTTGATGAAGTTATTACTGTGTTGGATGATCAAGGCAGAGAAAAATTAGTAGAGGTATTATTAGAAGAAGAACTTAATACTTATTTAGTAAGCCATGGATGGTCTCATCCCTTACTAGAAAAGCTCGAAGTTCAGAAGTATGATAATATTAGTAGGTTAGTAAATGGTTGATTCTAGAGCTAAAGGTGCACGAGGAGAATACGCAGTAAGAGACTTGCTTCGAGAAAAAACAGGTCATAAGTTTGAACGAGTACCTAGCTCTGGTGCTCTTTCTTACCTTAAAGGCGATCTATATGTACCTAATAAAAGAAATCACTTCTGCATAGAAGTTAAAAACTATGATAAAAGTCCAATGTCAGATAAAATCTTTACTAATAAGACTAATCATTTGATCGGATGGTGGACTAAGATAGTAGAACAAGCAACTGCAAGAGATTTATCTCCTCTGTTGTTTTTTAAATACACTCGATCTAAAGTTTTTGTGGTTGCTCCCGAGAAGCCAGAAAATACTAGATATACTTATATATCATGGCTTGATTGCTACGTTATGTTAGCCGAAGAGTGGTTAGATAATGAGACCCAGGAGTGGATATATGAACTTTAGTAATAAAATAATAGGGAAAGACAATAACAATGTTCTAGTTGTCGACTCTATGAATTTAGCTTTTAGATGGAAACACCAAGGCAAGACAGACTTTGAATATGAGTATCTAAGAACCGTGGAGAGTTTAGCTCAGTCTTATGATTGTGGCAACATTATAATCACAGCTGACCAAGGTAAAAGCTCTTACAGGTTAGATTTATGCTCAGAATACAAAGCAAATAGAGCAGAGAAATATAAGGACCAAACAGAAAAAGAAAAAGAAGAAATGAGGAAGTTCTTTGAAGAATATGAACAAACTCTAGAGGCTTTATCTAAAGAATATTTGGTTCTTAGACGCGCAAAGGTAGAGGCAGACGATATAGCTGCTTATATATGCAAACACCGAGAAAAATTTGGTATAGAAAATATTTGGCTAATATCTAGTGATAGAGACTGGGACTTAATGATAAATGAATATGTCTCAAGATTTTCTACAGTTACTCGGAAGGAAACAACTTTATATAATTGGGACGAGTTTTTCGATTTTCCAATAGAAGACTATATTAGTTTTAAAGTTTTGACTGGAGATAAAGGAGATAATGTAGAAGGTATCCCTTCTATTGGCCCGAAGAGAGCTACTGATTTATTAAATCAGTATAAAACTGCTTTTGATATTTATGATAACATTCCGATACCCGGAAGTTATAAGTTTATTCAGAATCTCAATGCAAACAAAGAAAGATTATTGTTAAATTATGAATTAATGGATTTGTTGGGGTATTGCGAAGAAGCAATTCAACATCCAGGACACTCTCTACAAGAAGTAGACGGTGAAATAGAGGGTTATTTGAATGGAAGTTAAGGTAGATCTCAGTAGAGACAAACTGCTATCAGAGTTCAGTTTTAAAACTCTGAAAGATAGATATTTAATAGAGGGAGAAACATCCCCTCAGCACGCTTTCGCACGTGCGGCGAAAGCATTTGCTTCAAACGAAGAACACGCACAAAGATTGTACGACTACGCTAGTAACTTATGGTTTATGTTTTCCACACCAGTATTATCGAACGGTGGAACAGATAGAGGTTTACCTATATCCTGCTTTCTCAACTATGTCGATGATTCTAGGACTGGTATCACAGACCATTATACGGAAAACGCCTTTCTATCTTCCGTTGGGGGAGGAATTGGAGGAAACTGGTCAAATCTTAGGTCTGTAGGAAGTAAAACTTCTCGGGGATCAGAAAGTACCGGAGTAATTCCTTTTTTGAAGGTTGTAGATGCAGAAATGTTAGCGTTCTCACAAGGAATAACACGAAGAGGTAGTTATGCGGCATATTTGGACATATCTCACCCAGAGGTCGAAGAATTTCTCGATGTTCGTAAGCCTACAGGCGGCGACATTAATAGAAAGTCTACTAATTTGCATCATGGTATCGTTGTTAGCAATAAATTTATGGAGCTAATAGAAGCCGCTACTAAAATAGAAGGGTTCGACGATAGCTGGGATCTTATTGATCCTCACTCGAAGCAAGTAAAGAAAACAGTTTCAGCAAAAACACTGTGGGTAAAACTAATACAGAACAGAGTGGAGACAGGCGAACCTTATATTATGTTCGGAGATACCGTACAAGATAGCTTGCCTGATTTTCAGAAAGAGATGGGCCTTAAAGTTCATCACTCTAACCTTTGTTCTGAGATTACTCTCGCAACAAACGAAGAAAGAACAGCAGTATGCTGTCTATCAAGCGTAAATTTAGAGGAATTTGATACATGGTCACAAGACCCTATGTTTATTAGTGATCTTGTTGAAATGCTAGACAATGTATTAGAATATTTTATTAACAATGCACCGCCCGAGTTAGAAAAGGCTATAAGGAGTGCGGTGAACGAACGGTCCATCGGACTAGGAGCTATGGGATTCCATGCGTATTTACAAAGAATCAATATTGCTTTTGAAAGCCCTATGGCAAAAGGTCGCAATCTTCGTATTTTTAGGCATATTAAAGAGCACGCTGTGGCTGCTACAAAGCGGCTTGCGAGTGAGCGAGGCGATGCCCCCGATGCGGAAGGTCATGGGATACGTAATAGTCATCTTTTGGCTATTGCTCCTAATGCCTCTAGTAGCATTATCTGTGGCAACACTAGCCCTAGTATTGAGCCTTACAGGGCTAATGCATTTGCTCAAAAAACTAAGTCAGGTACTAGTCTACAGAAAAACGAATACTTAGAAGCTATGTTGCAAGAAATTGACATGGATACAGAAGAAGTTTGGAAAGATATTACGACAAATGGTGGATCTGTTCAACACCTTGATTTTCTTGACGACTGGACAAAAGAAGTGTTTAAGACAGCTGTAGAAATAGACCAGCGATGGATTATTGAAATGGCAGCGGATCGGCAGGAGTATGTCTGTCAAAGTCAGTCTTTAAATGTGTTTTTCCCCGCTAATGTCTCAAAAGCAGAACTTCATTCTATACATATGATGGCTTGGAAGAAGAAAGTAAAAACCCTTTACTATCTACGAAGCGAAGCATATCGAAGAGCAGAAACTGTATCTGATGAAGTTCTTAGACAAAGAATTTTTGAATCTATGGATGATGAGGGGTGTTTAGCTTGTGAAGGATAAAACATTAAAATTAATGATACTTATAGGCATTGGACTAGGTCTTGTGCTTTCCGCGTGTCAAACGACAGATCCAGAACCTTTTATTCTGGGAGACGAAGTGGAGCCACCTCGTGGGTGTGTAGAAGCTCGTAAAAGAGGAGTAGATTGTTGAGAGAAGATTTAAAAAAGATACTAGTAGGGGTATTAGCACAGGCTCATGCAGAGCATATTTACATACCAGATAAAGAGCAGTACGGGCTAAGAGA